AGAGCGATCATCTATTTCTTTCTGCAGGGCTGCATAGACGATGGTGTCAATGGAGCTGTCCTGATGGCCACCGTTGTACCATTGCGCGGCGTAGCGCGTTTGCTTCACCTGTATCATCATGAAGGTGTATAGTCGCTGCCAGTCCTTCGGTGTCTGCATCGTCAGGCCACCGGGAAACATTGCAGCCATTACATTGCCCAGCCGCACGAAATTGTCCGCATATACATCATTGCGCTGTTCGTAGGTCTGCATTGCCGCCTTCAATGAGTCCGTAGTGTTCATTTCGGTATCCTCTTGATGTATTTGACATAGGCACCGGGCGTCAGTTTATAGATTCTGTACTCATAAGTCCTGTCATTGAACGCTGTGTGATGCTGGGTCAGCGCGCGCTGCACGAGCTGCTGGTCGTCAAGATGGGCGGGGAAGTCATCATCACCAACATGGATGCCAACGTGCGCAACAAAAGTATCTATGCCGTGAATGTCATACGCCGGATGAAACATGCACCAGTGCAGGCCCAGCGTGTAACGAATGATTTCAAGCTGGATGCCGAAGTCCTCATTGAACTGCAGCTCGGCAACGTTGATGCCTTCCCATGGGACCAAGCCACCGTCGCGGGCGACGCTGACATTGGCTGTCACGGTGTCCTTTGCCCATGTGGCATTATGCAGACCAAACTGGCGCTTGACGCGTTCGGCTTGTTCATGGGTGGCGCAGTAGTATGCAATCTGGTCCATCTTCATCGTCGTCTCCTGTCATATGCGCGCTTGATTGCATCATATTGTCGCGGGGTTAGCCTGCCTGTACGCTCCCAGAAATCATGAACGCTTTCTATAAATTCACGGAACCCGTCAGTTGCCGGGACGGTGTCAAACAGCACGGCAAACATTCTATCAATATTGTCAATGTCCGTATGTGCGGTGTACTGCCGTTGCTGCTGATCTTTGCCGTTGCAGAACTCTTCCCAATTCAAATTGTCCTCTGCCAGCATCGCATTGGCCATGCGCAAGGCGGTCAAGGCTTCACCATCCATATCAGATGTGGTCATCATCATCAATTTTATAAACCGCCCCTTGTTCATTGGCCGTATTCTATAATGCTGCCGTGCAGATGCCGGTGCCGCTGCTTTGACTGCAGCAGCCAAGCGAGCAGGTCGGCTATGGCGGCGGGGTCAATCCGTGCAGGCGGCGGCGCAAGGTTGCGCAATACGCGCAGGCGCGCGTCCACTTTATTGGTCATGCCGGTGCCTGCCAGCCAGCCGGGGCTGATGCCGAATACGATGATGTTGTGCAGCTCATGCGCCATTTGCCGCGTCACCATTGCTGCCGCTGCCTTGCTGGCATTGTACAGCAGGCTATAGGTCATCGGCTGTATGGCGGCGCGGCTGATGATGTTTACAATCGTGCCACCGGCCAGTTGCGGCAATAGCGCCTGTGTGCAATTGACGATGGCCCATGCATTCACGTCCATCAAGTGGTCCCAGCACTGCTTCGTGAGTTGGTCAAAAGGCGCGATGTAATTGACGCCAGCGCAGTTGACCAATACGTCCACCGCAGGCAGGCCAGCGGCGGCTTCCATGATCCGCGCGCCGTCCGTCACGTCAACGCCGGTTTCCAGTGACCAGTCGATGACTGTAAAATCATTCCTCAGGCTGTGAGCAATTGCCTTGCCCAAGCCTGAGGAAGCACCTGTTATGACTGCACGAGACATTAAGGGCTATACTACTCCAGAAAATCCAGCAACACGAGCACGAAGATTATAAGTACGAGCTGGAATTCCCTGAGCACGGCGCTCCCGACGAGCTTCATTAACTTGATCTTGACGTTCTCTAGTTGGTGATCTAACTTTTGTCGTTCGACGGAACCGCAAATTGTATGCACGAATACGAACCTCATCGTAACGCTGGGCATCGAACAGCATAAGTGATCTCTTTACATGCAAAGGTGTATCAGCGACGTAATGATACCCTTTATAGTTAAGCTTGATATGGCCAGCATCAACACGAATATGATGATTGCCATTAGGATCAAGGCCCTGCATGATTGAATAGAGAGCCATCCGATGCCAACATTTTTTAGGATGACAAAAGCCATTTTCCCCGATAGCATCCTCCAAAGCTGTACGTGTTGGCACCACCGTCAACATAAAGCCTTTTGTACCGGCTCTAGGTGTTTTATTAATGTTAGGCATCGTACGTCCTTTCTATATGAGCGAAAAATCTTCGCCTAGTTTGGCTTGTCATCAAGCTCAGGAACAAGCACGCCTGATCGTAAAGAGTCTGCTGATGTTGAATTTCAGCAGCAGCCTCGGTTGGCATCCGTTGTCTTCTGGATACCCTGCGTAATCGGCCATCTCTACCTTGACGTGGTTCAACTGACTCGACGGAGTCAGTTGAAATGGCCCTTTGTCTTCTGACAACATTTAAACTTACGCCAGCACGATGAGCGTTTGCTCTATCTGAGAGTTGCGGAGTTTCCGCGAGAACTGCTCTTGCTCGTTCTGCTGGTGTTACATAAGGCACACCACAATCACATGAAGCTTCTGCGCCACAGCCAGAGCAGACTAGGCGATTTATTCTAGTTCTAAGTCTCACCACTGGCATAATGTGTTTCTCTATGATGCGTATTTTCCAGAGCACGACAATAGGCGTCGATGATCATCTTGAACAGTGCTTTGCGGCTTGGATACATATCGCCGTACATGCCAAGCTCCATGGTTAGACTTTCCAGAAAATCAAAGACCTCTTCAGGTGTCTTGATCATCAATCCTCTAGGGTCTATGCCACTCCAATTACTGCTCAAGAGCACCGTAGCTCCGGTGGCAACAACTTTGCGATTTTCCAGCACAGCAATCAAGGCGGGTTTAACGTCTCTGATTGAATTATTATGTGATTGCTGAAATTGTTGGTGCGGTTGACTATTGCCATTCAGCCCGAAGTTTTGCCGCATATAAGCCATGAGATTTTCACCACTGGTATTTTCACCACCAGCACCGATCATCAATGCCTTACGGTCATCTCGGCTACCATGCCTGATGGCGCGATATACGGCGTTTTCGAAGGGAGTCATATCGTAGTCTCCTGTGATTGGATTGTGAACCGATTTGACTTACTTTTAAATTTTACTTTAGTTTATTTGTTTTTGTAAATCTCTATTCTTACACCACGTTCTCGGTTGGTTGTGGCTTGATCAGCGGTTTGCCCTGCGCGAAGCCGGTCAACATGGTCTTGAGTTCTTCCAGCCCGCAGGCATGGGCGTCAACGCTTTGCTGCAGCATCACGTTAAGCGTCGGGCGCTGCGTGGTGAAGGCGAAAATCCTGTACCAGTGCTGTTGCAGATTATATCGCCTGATGGCGTAGGCGAAGCCCATTTCCCAATAGGTGCCGGTGTCGTGGTCGTCCAACAGAGCGAGCACAGCGTCAGCGTTGGCGACGTGGACGCAATTTGTCTTGAAAATCTTGGGTGCCTGCGCGATGCGCTCCGCAGGCGTCATGCTTTGCAGGATGCCGTCGCTGCGCGGACTATAATAGACCAAGCCGACTTCATGGATGAGCTTTTCCACTTCCTCCACGATGGCAAGCTGCTTGTGACTGAAGAACGGAGCAGCAATATAAATCTGTTTAACACGTATCGGCATCATGTCAATTCCTTCTGCCAGAGTTTGCCGCCGCGTGACCATGCTTCCTTCTGCATCTTCTTCAAGAAAGGCGTCTTATCGACGGAGTACAGATTGCAGTAGCGCGGGCATGGTGTGCCGGGGTCATTGCCCTGCAGGCGCGCTTCAACGTCCACCTTGTAAGGGCAGTTGCCGTCCGCGCACGGCAGCACACCGGCTGTAAACAATCTTGTCAGATGTTGCCACAGATCAGCCTGCGCTATCCAGCAGGCGCGTTTGCCCATGATGGACTGCCATACGTCCTTGCGTGCGGTGATGCACATGCTGATGGGGACATTTAACTGCAGCGTAGACAATTCCTCAGATGTCATCATGTCCAGCAGATTGTCCACAAACTGCAGCTCCCGATGCCTGACGATTTGCGCACGCAGCCCCAGCGGGGCGATTATTGCAACCTTCTGGAAGTGCGTGTCGTCATGCAGGGCATTGCCGTCAATGACGATCGGCTCTTCATTCAAATACTTGGCCAGTTTGGTGCCTTCCAGTAATACGCGAGTTATGTCTGGACCAAGCATATTGGTCAAAGTATCCGTCAAGCAAAGCGCTACCGCGTTACAGCGCCCGGTTAATTCCAGATTTATGAAAGTCTGCTGGGAAAGATATTTGAAATAGTGAATGAGCTTGGCTATGTCACGGACGTGCAGGCGCGCCGTCCAACTGGTGTGCGCGACAACCGGCAGCAGCAAGCGCCATTGGTCTTGGTGTACGCCTTGCCCACGCAGGCGCAGCATATCGTCACGGTACTGGTCGTGCATTGCGGACAAAAATTCATCCGGCACGGTGAACAATGTAGGGTCATCAACCCTTGACGTGCGCGCCCAGACGGTGTGGTTTCTCAGAGAGCAGAAGATTTCTCTTTCCAAGATAGTGAAGTCAATAAAATGCAGGAGGGCCGATGGCATCTCGATGACCGGCGCATCCACAGCCATTATTTCTTCCGGGTCATAGTCCATGGCAATGTCACGGCTGAACCGCCATGCCTTCACGGCATCGCTGGCCAGCGCGCGTTGCGCAATTTTAATTTGCATTGTGCAGCTCCATCAATTCACAGGGATGCTGCAGCACCTTGGTCAGCACGGCATCCAAGTCTTTTATGATAACGTCGATGACGTAATGCTGCCCCGGCAGAAATTTGCCTATGCTTTTTTCTCGCACGTTGACGAGCACTTCGCGCATGCCCTTGGCTGGCTCCACGAAATGATGATTGTTATAGATCAAGACTTCTTCCCATACGCGATGGATTGCCGCCATAATATCAGCCAGTGCAACGATCGCGCCTTCCTTGTGCTCCTTTGCTACGGCGTGGTCCATGACAAGCGTGGCCAGATGCAGCTTGCGGGCCAGATTGGCAATGCCGTTCATTTCAAGCTGGGTCATTGACGCGCGCAGCTCCTTGGAAAAATATTTGGTGGGGCGCGGCACATCGCCGGTGATGGTTTCATCAAAGTCATGTACGACTGCGCGCGTCAAGACCTTGCCTATGTCAATGTTAGGCTCCACCTGATTGAGCCAGTCCGTGATGATGTAACAAAATATGCAGACCATGCCGACGTGTTCCAGAACATTTTCCGGGTGGCACATTTTCAACATGCTGAAACGTTGTATGCCGCTGAGGCGCGAAACCAGACTGAAGATGCCATCCACGGTCATGCAGACTCCAGTATCAAGCGCACGTTGTCGCCGGGTTTCAAGTCCGGCGCTTCGGTGCCCAGATAGATCGCCAAGTTGCCTCTGCTGAGAACAGCAAAATAACCAAGCACTTCGTATTCAAATTGTGCGTCGCCTTTGGTATCTTTGGCTCCACGCAAGATGCGCGT